CCCGATGAATACATTCGCCAGATGCTCTGCAAAAACGTCAGCGCCCAAAACCTAATATGGGAAAAATACATCCGCAAAGCCATGCAAACAGGCCTAGAAGCCAGCCTACAAATAGCCGGCCCATTACCCGGTGAAAAATACAAAAAACGCGGCCTAATCGGCTTCGGATACGATGCTGGCGGCCATGGAGAAAACCCAACAAGCTCACGCCATGCACTCGTCGTCACCGAACAAATCGGCAACTTCATCACCTTTCCCTACGTGCGAACATGGCCACCCGGCGCAGACGATAACGTCGTCAAGCGCGACCTAATCGGACTATGGCAATACTTCAACCCCGATTACGCCATGGGCGATGCCTACGGCGTAGGAATGCTAACCCAACTAAACGACGAACTCTACGCCAACGGCCTAACCCACATAGACCGCAGAGCAATAGGCGATGGAGACAGCACCGCCAGCACATGGCCCGAATGGCCCTTTGCCCCCATCCGATTTGAAGGCATGGTAAAACACTCAATGGCCCAAGCCGTGCGGTCACTTTTTCACAACCGCCAAGCCGCCATCCCATACTTTGACGACCAAGACCTAAACGACCCAGAATATGCCGACATGCGGCTATTCGTCGCCCAACTACCCAACATCGTACCGCTCACCACCAAAACCAGCTACGCCAGCTACAAACAAGCCGATTCAAAAATAGGCGATGACCTGTTTGACGCCTGCATGGCCTCAGTATGGGCGCTCGCCACCCGAGGTGCTTGCCAAGTACAAACAACCGTCCTCACCTCCAAAAAAACACGCCAACAACTGCTAGGAGCCCACTAAATGGCCTTTTACAACCCATTCAAACGCAAAAAAACACCGCAGCTCATTAGCAACCAACAAAAAGCAGCCGAAACGCCAACGCAAACCAGCGAACAAGGCAACCGAACAACACCCGAAAATCAAATACGCCACCTCTACCAACAAATGTGGGTAGATCCAGACCTGCACCAACGCATACTCGATGTGCGAAACATGGACAACATCGATGGCCGCGTAAAAAAAATCCACACCCGCATGGCAAGAGCAGCCGTCAAAGGCGGCATCATGCTAGAAATGGCCGAAGAAAACCAACAAATAATCCACGCTTGGGAGCGGTTCATCAAACGCTGCAACCTCACCAAAATACAAAAACTAGAATCCGATGCACGTGGATTAGTCATGGAAGGTAACCTACCGCTGCAATGGGTGCTAGACAAACAAAACCAAGTCATCCAAGGCATACGCATGCCCACCGAAACAATCCGGCCCAACGTCGGCGCAAATGGCACCTTCACCAGCATCAACAACGCCTACTCGCAAATAGACATAACAGCAGGCAAAGAAATAGCCCAATTCGCCCTATGGCAACTCAGCCTAGTCCGCCTAACACCCGACAACTTCGACGACAAAGGAAGCCTAGGCCGCCCCTATCTCGATGCAACACGCGGCACATGGCAACAGCTAAGAATGACAGAAGAAGACCTAGTCATACGCAGAAGACAACGCGCACCCCTGCGAACCTCTCACGTGCTAGAAGGCGCAACAGGCCCAGAGCTAGAAGAATACCGAGAAAGCCTAGAAAACGAACAGCAAGACATCACCTCAAACTACATCTCCAACCGCAAAGGCGGCGTAACCCCAATACAGGGCGATGCAAACCTGGACCAAATAGCCGATGTCTCCTACCTGCTCGACACCTTCTTTGCCGGCAGCCCAGCCCCTAAGGGATTATTCGGCTACGTAGGCGACCTAAACCGCGACATCCTAGAAGACCTCAAAAAAGACTACTACGAAGAAATAGACGCCCTCCAAGACACCCAAGCCGAAGCCTACGCGCACGGCTTCAACCTAGACTTGCTCCTGCAAGGCATCAACCCGCAAGACATCAATTACACCATCAAATTTGCAGAAAGAAGAACCGACACCCCCAACCAACGAGCAGACCTAGGCCTAAAATACCAAGCCATGGGCGTCCCCTCAAAAATGCTCTGGCAACAAGCCGGGCTAGATGCAAACAAAGTCATGGCCGCCAGAAAAGCCCAAGAAAATAGCGACGATCCCTATCCAGAAAAAACCGAAGAAGAAACCACGCCAAAAAACCGTCCAAACATCAGCATAACCCCCGGCAACAAACCCAAAGGCGAAAGCGCAACCAGCATAAGTCATTAACATGAAAAAAATACTAATCATCATTAGCTTTTTATTAGCCTCATTCCACGCCAGCCAAGCGCTAGCGCTCGAACGTCATTACCAGGCTAAATGGTGTGCCGAACAAAGCGGATCACCCCACAGACTCCCCAACAGAACCGAGGTCGATTGCCTTACAGCAACGCACGCAATAGAAGTCGATTACGCCAAAAAGTTTTACGAAGCCATCGGACAATCGCTTTTTTACGCCATGCACACAGGAAAGCGCGCCGGAATACTACTAATCGTAGACCTGCCAAAAGATCAGCGATATCTAGACCGGCTGAATAGAACGATTAACCATTACGGACTACCGATAGACGTTTTTTTGACCGCTAAGTAACGCCCATTAATAAAGCGCGTGCGTCTCTTTGCACGTCGCCTTTGATTTGCTTGTTATATTGCGATTAAACACAAGAAATAAAGCAATTTACTTTACATTAAATAATAAAGTGTTATACTTTACCCAAGAGTTAAGAAAAGGTCTTAACTTAAACCAAGGGGATTAAAATGAAAACATTAAATAAACAAGAAATTTTAAAGTTAGTGCACGCTGGCAAATGCAATATTGAAGCGTCTGATTTCGGGATAGAAAACGAAGCTGCGCAAGATTTTGCAGAAGACAACTTAAGCCTTATTACTGCTGATGATATTGAAATTGAAGATGAAAATATCCGCATCCATAGCGACAAAATAACAGAGCAATTTACTAAAGAATGGGTGAACTACCAAGGCGCAGGATGCCTAAGCATAGAGCTGTGGGAGGCAGAGTGATTTTGAAATTACTTGAATATATAAAGCAAAACTTCGAAGGCTCACAGCGAGCCTTTGCGGTTAGCCAAGGCGTATTGCCCCAGCAAGTAACGCAATGGGTGAACAAAGGATTCATTGTTGTTAACGATGAACTTTACAGCCCGCGCAGAAAGTTAAAACGAGCAATATAACGCCCACAGATAAGGCGCACAGCTTTACCGTGTCGCCTTGATTAGCTTGTTAGCCCACGATGAGAACAAAATGAAAATATTAATTGCATGCGAATACAGCGGAACAGTTAGAGACGCTTTTACCAAGAAAGGACATGACGTAACTAGCTGCGATTTGTTGCCGACTGATAAGCCTGGCAAACATTATCAGGGTGACGTGTTCGACATTATAAATGACGGCTTTGATTTAATGATTGCTCACCCGCCATGCACATACTTAACAAATGCAGGCGTGACTCATTTACATAAAGACGCGAAAAGATGGCTTGATTTATTTGAAGGGGCTGAGTTTTTTAAGAAATTACTTAACGCTGAAATACCTAAAATAGCAGTAGAAAACCCAATTATGCACAAGTACGCAAAGCGGCTGATTGGTGATGTAAAACAGAATCAAGTTGTGCAACCTTGGATGTTTGGACACATGGAGCAGAAAGCAACTTGCTTATGGTTGAAGGGGTTACCAGAGCTACAACCAACTAACAATGTAAAAGAGGAAATGATGAAACTACCAAAGAACAAACGCGAAAGATTGCACTATTTACCACCAAGCAAAGACCGCTGGAAATTACGCAGCACCACCTACACCGGGATAGCAACCGCAATGGCAGAAAAGTGGGGCTAACAGCATCAATAAGCGGAACACTATCCACGTAATATCATAACCAACAGAAAAAACGGACAAATGCCTAAACTAGCCACCCAAGCTCGAACCCCAGCCGCCACAAAATCGGCTATTCGTCGTGCCTCGTTAAAAGCCCAGCGCACCATGAACCGTTTTGATGACGCCGTGCGAAAAGACCTCACGCGCCTTTACAAGCAAACCATCGCAAATTTATCTCAAGACATTCACCTAGCCAGCAGCCAGCAGGGCGATGTCAGCCTAAACGTACTACAACGCCTGCTAAATCAAGCCAATAAAACACTGGCAACACTCGAAAACTCACGTGATGGCCTGCTAGCCAGCGGCATAAGCACCGCTGTTAATACAGGGGCAGGGGTATTTGCAATAGAATCAGCTGTATTAACCAACTCGCTCACCAACCTAGCCACCGATGCCGCCAGAGCCGCGCGTGACTTTATCGCAGCCGATGGCCTACAATTATCCGACAGAATTTGGCGAGTCGATGCTCACGCCCAGCGAGTCGTCAAAGAAGCCATTGAGCAATCCGTATTGCAAGGCCATTCAGCCAGCCAAGCCGCGAGTGAATTTTTAGCCCGTGGCCAAGCCGTACCAGGCGACATCATCAATAAAACAAAAGCGGCCCAAGCGTCAAAAATAATCAACAAAATAAACCAATCGCTGCTAAAAGACAAAGGCTCACCACTCAACAACGCCCTGCGGTTATTCAGAACAGAAATTAACCGAGCGCATGGTATAGCGTATCAAAACACCGCGTTTTCCCATCCCGATGTCGTCGGCACACGGTTCTTACTCTCACCCAACCATCCAAAGCCCGATATTTGCGACATGCACGCAAAAGTAAACCGCTACGGGCTGGGCGCAGGCGTATACCCGCAAGGCAAAAGCCCATGGCCAGCCCACCCAAACACCCTAAGCTACGAATCCACCGTGTGGATAGAAGACATCACCGAGGCGGATAAAAAAGGCAAGCAAACCCGAATCGATTGGCTAAATGATCAAAGTGGACTGGCTCAAGAGCAAGTTTTAGGGGGGCGCAAAAAACGCGACGCACTCAAAAAAGGGTTTTTAGTTGAATCACAAATAGCCACCCCGTGGAAAACACTAAAAAAACGTTACGAAAAAAAGGGCTTAAAATTATGAATAACGTTCACCAACTCCAACAACCACGCCCAGCCATAAAATGCCGCTGCGGAAGCACCGTTTTTGATGGATTAGTCGTTAAACAAGTGACTGTTATTCGCTTGCTACCCCATACCAGCGAGGCAAAATGCAAACGCTGTAAATCATGGGTAACGCTACCCATCGTCTATGCACAATAAAAAACACAAAACGGCAAAAGTTAGGGTGGTTTTGCGCAATAACTTTTGATTACTATATAAGCTAAACTAAAAGGCATCACGCATTAAAGCGATAAGCCCAGCATTCTGAAAAGAGTGCTGGGCTTTTTTATTGAAAAAAGGAAACCATGCCAGCCAGCACCGTTAGCATCATTTATGAGTTTGGAGCCGCCGCCCTCTTTGGCGCGTGGACTAAAACCTATTTTGACTACAAAGATAAAAACGAGCGGCTAAAAGGCGTGCTAATCGCCTTTTTAAGTAACTCAATCTTTGCCGGGCTTATCGCTAGCCACGTCGCTGATCTGTTCGTTAAACAATTGCCCGAGTGGTCATCGTTTGGCTTGGCCGTGGCCTACATAAGCGGAGCCTTATGCCTCAACATTATGTGGGGTTTGTTATCCATTAAATGGGGTGATGTGATCAAAGCAAGGCTGATCAAATGATCGTTGGTCATAACTCAAAACGCTATTTCAAGTACGTGGCCGTATCAGCCGTAACCATGATATTCAGCCTGTATAAAGTGTTTGGCTGCTTTAACTTGCAGCAGCTAAAAGTCGTTTTAATGTACGCGCTAGTGATGTTCGGGCACTGGCTAATTATTCGCCGCTCAATCAACAGCAAAAACCGTCGCCACGGAGACTTCATCAAATGACCGTCCAGCATACAGCTCTAGCCGAGCTTTGCTTATTGGCGCGAACTCAAGCAACTTTCACCGTGAAAGAAGTAGAAGTTCTGGTGCAGCACTCACCGTTAAACACCTACATCGCCATCCGCGGCACAGAATTATACAACTTCTTTGGCGGCAACGGCTGGCGCGATGTGCTGCGCGATTTACGCGTATTACCTTGGCACGACAAACAGCTGGGCTTTTGCCATTCCGGCTTTTTAAAAGGAGCAAAACGTGTGCAGAGCCAGCTTTACTTAAACAAAAGCAAAAAAATCATCGTCACGGGGCATTCAATGGGCGCGGCAATAGGCCAATTATTAGCCCTAAAATTACATTTCGCAGGCTACCGCGTTGAATT